CGTGAACGAAAGGGCGATCATGATTGCCGGACGATGCTGACCTTGCACCAGTTGCTGGTGAGCGACCAGTTTTCGAGAACGTGCGTGACGAGCCATAGGGAGCCGTCGGGCAGGGTGACGAGATCGCCGCCGTTCACTTCGGGGCGAAGCACGCCTTGCCAGTTGCCGTACAGGTACAGCGCGCGTTGCTCGCCCTGGACATTCAGGCCGTCGAGCTGCACCAGATCCTTGTAGGTCAGCGACTGAAGCTGCGCGGCCATCGCGACAGAATCGGCGTAGGCAGGCGTGCGTGTGCCGTCGGGCTCGGTCGAATAGCCGGACGACGCTTGCAATGACACCGTCACCCACGGGTTCACCGCCGCCACGCAGGGGGCCGCAATGCCGTGGAGGTTCATTTCGTGACGCGGTGCGTGACGCTGTTGACCATCGTGCCGCTGTCGATCAACGGATCGTCGAAACCCTTCTTCGCGATGGTCGACGGCGCATTCTTCGGATCGGCAAAATCACGGATCGACTGTACGAGCGCGCCGACGATCGACTCGCCGAGCTGGTCGAGCGAATGGGGCACGTCGTAGTCGTTCGCGACCAGAATCTTGCCGAGGTCGCCGCCCCAATGATCGTGTTCGTTTGCGATCATGGTGCGGAAGTACGGGCGCGGTGGAATCGTCACCGTGTATTCCTGAACCATGTGCGCTGTGGCGAAATTTGCCTGTTCACGTCGCACGAAGCGTCCGCTGCGCTGGAACTCACCGGTCTGGAGGTTGATCGCGCGCTGAATCGTGGTCTCGCGCGCGGGGATCGTGATGGTACCGCCAAACTCGTTGAGCCACGCGACGAACGGGATCGGGATGCCGTTGGCTTCGGTGGCCTGCTCGATGAAGCCGACTTCAAGCATGTCCGAGGTATCGAGTTTCGCGGCAAGCTCGCGCAGGGCTGCCGCGAGCTGATCGCCACCCGACACCACGCCGGCCATCACATCACCACGGTGAATACGGGTCCATGTTGCGCGGCGGTGGCACGGCGACGTAACGCATCGTGCGGTACGCAGCAGTCGCCGCCCAGAATGCTGCGCCATACGGCGTCTGCGCAAACCACTGCGCGCTGCCGGGTGGCACGTTCATTTCGGTCGACACGGATACGCTGCCCTCGGTCGCGCTGGTGATACGACCGACCAGCGGCGATGGCGCGGCAGGGGTATCGCTGCCGCTAGTCGTGCCAGCGGCCGTGACGCCACCGACCGGCTGGTTCAACTGCGCGATGTGCGCGGTCAGCATGTTCAGCAGCAGTGCGCGGATCGTGAGGTCCTGGACCGGACTGCACGGCGTGTTGTCGCAGTAGAGCTGCGCCTCGTCGAAATAGAGTTGGGCGAGCGTCGCGTTCGCGGTGACGGCGAGCGCCGGATAGCGTGTCGACCACGTTCCGTAGTCGAACGTGACGATGCCGGGTGACATGCTAGATTCCCAAAGCGCTGCGGGATGGCAGCGAGTGTTTCTCAGATGTTGGTAAACGGGGTAAAAATGGACGATTTTCAACAACCAATCCAGTCTTCGGATAATGAAAAATTGGGATTCCTTTCGGCATGGAAAGGAACCGTCGCCGGAGTTGGTGCAGCCGTAGTCGTTTTGGCCGGCGGATACGGTTTGGTTTATCAAACAGGGTTCAGTGATGCAGGCAAAGCAGACCAGAAGGAGATATCCGAGCTGAGAGAAAAGCTTGCTACGCAAATTTCGACGACGACGATCAACGAAGGTCGTCTCGCTGATCTGCAAAGCCAGATGAAGCAATGGCAAGATGCATATAAGGCACAGCTTGTCGAAAACAGTGCGCTTAAGGAGCAACTGAAGCAGCTGGACCCGTGTGCATATATTGAAAGCGAACTTAATGCGCTTGCTCCGTACTCTGATGCCGAAAGCAAGGAGCGTAGGAGCAGGATGCAGGAGCAACTGTCGACGTGCAAGCATTAGCCATTGTGTTGCAAACTCGTGCAGTGTTTTACTCCTTCGACAGCGGTGCGAGGTCCTTGCCGGGCTTCTTCGGATCGAGCGGTTCGAGACCGCTTTTCACATCGGTGCGCTCGGTGGCCATCGCCTCGACGTCCGTGCGACGGGGCAGCGCGAAAATCAACTCATTCCGAATCGCGGGCAATTCCTGATGATCGGCGAGCCACTGGTCGAAGAACGCCTTCGGCACGTGCTCGGTGATACCGAAGCCAGCGACCGCGTGCGGCGAGTTCGCGCCGTTCAGCGTCACGCGGCGGCGTACCTCGCCGTGCTTGACGATGTCGAGATGCAGCCCTTGCGGTAGCTTGCACGCGACCGTCACCATGTCGTCCGACGGCTCGGGTGGCACTGCGAGCACCGGCTTTCCGTTCGTAGCCATGTGGAACCTCCTAGACGCCCTGCATTGATGCGATCGCAAACGGCTGGAAGATCACCGCGCCCCACGTGCCTTGCGACTTCTTCTGCTTGAAGCTGCTGGTGTCGCGCACGATGCCGTGCGCGCGCAACTTCTCGGTGAAGGCGCAGTAGCCGGTTTTCTGACCGTCGACCGCCTCGGCGATCAACTGGATCAGGTTGCCGCCCGTGGGATTCTGGTACTGCACCGCCGTCTCGATGCGCAGGTTCGGGAAATTCTTCTTCAGCATGTCGGTCACGTTGACGTTGTAGATGTTGGTCGTCGTGAGCGCGACGCTGGACGAGGGCGCCATCGCGAGCGTCATACGGGCATCCATTTCGATTACGCCACCCGATTGCAGTACCAGCTCATTGAACAGTGTTTGGACGTCGGTGTAGATCTCGTTGGCGGTCGCGGTAATGGCGCCGTTGGTGATCCACGGCCCGGACGCGTTCGCGTTGAACGCCTTCGGACCCGGTGCGAGCGAGGCCGACAGGCGCGGATCGTTCAACAGGCCGTAGTTCTGCAAGCCCGCGACGCCGTAGAAATAGGTGTTGTTCTGGAACTTGTCGAGGACGATGGCCGAGGCGACGTTCACGCGTGCGACGTAGTCGATCTTCGCGAGCGAGCTCATTTCAAGCTGGCGCTCGCCCCATTGCGTCATTGTCTGGTAGTGATACGACTGACGCTGCGGGAAGTCGGCGTTGGCCGAGACGGAACCGTTCTCGTTGTAGTCCCCATAGCTGGACACTTCACCCGTGCTTTCGATCACCGGGAAGGTGGCCGTGAGCGTGGTCCAGTCGCCTTTCTTCGCCTCGCCGAGAATCTCGGCCGCGCGGTTCGGCGCGGTCAGGATCTGGATGAACTCGGGGTCAATGTAGTTGGCGAGCCACGCGGGGATGCCGGCGTTGGGGGCGGTGATGAGCGGCTGCTGCGCGTCCATCGCAAGCAGGTTTGTCGTGTAGTCGAGCACGTCGGGCATCACGATGCCGAACGTGCGTTCGAGCTGGTCGAAATCGGAATTGCGCATGATCAGCTCCTGATTAGCCGAGCGGCCAGCTCGAGATTTTCATCAGTTCGCCGGGGGCGGCTGCCGACATGACGAACCACTTGGTCTCGACCGTGCCGGCGACCGTTGCACCTGCGGCACCGGACTGCACGGTGCCGTCCGTCAGGTTGGCGAACGCCTTCTGACCGGCTGCCGACGCAGCCGCACCGGCATTGCGCACCCAGAAGTCGCCCGCCTGATGCAGCGTGACGGGCAACCCGGCGGGCACCAGCATCGATGCTTCGGCCAGCCACGTGGTGATCAGCGCCTGCTGTTCGCGGTGGACGAAGCCGGTTGGCGGCCCGACACCGGTGTTCGACACGAGGTTGTAGAAATCCGTCTCGCCGGAGGTGACGTCGGACTGGCCGGTAGAGGTGGCCCACGCGAAGCGGCCGACGGTGACGCCAGTTGGCCCCGCGACCAGCGAGCCGGGGCCGGCGAGCACGGACGCGCGGGGATTGGCGGACGCGAAGTCGCCCTCAACGGCGGGCGCCGGCTGGTAGTAGACCTGTTGCTGGAAGCCCATGATCATTTACCCCAGTTGCTTGATGGCGCTCGCGTGCGGAAAACGCTCGGCGAAACCCTTCTGCGCGGCGGCGTCCAACGCGATGCGCGGACGTGCGGTACCGGGTTTGGGTTGCGCTTCGAGAATCGCGCGGAACGCGCTCGGATGAATGCCCGACAGGTTGATGCCAAGGGTGTCGAGCGCGGTGCGGTAGACGGCCTCGGCACTGTCCTGCGCGACGGCGAGCCGCCCGACCCACGGCATCACGAAGGATTCGGCGTCGGCGACCGCACGCATGCGGTGAATCGCAGCGTCCTCGGCATCCTTGGCGGCCTGCTTGACCACCTCGCGCATTGCCGCATCCATCGCCGTGCGGGCCTCCTTGCGGACCTGCGCGAGCGCGGCGTCCATTGCCGGACGGCTGACGACGTCGCTGTCCTTCGTGACGGTGGCCGCAGCGGGGGGCGCAGGCGTGCCGGGCGTGGGTGGCGGCGTATCGGCGGCGGGATCGTCCTCTTCCTCGTCGCCCGCGAGCTTCAATCCGCGCAGCATCGGCTCGATCTCGGCCAAGTCGTCGTCGCTGAGTTTGCCGCGCAGCGCCGAGAGGATCGCGTCGACTGGCCCGGCGTCGGTCGAGGGTGCAGTGATCGGCGCGGTCGCGGTGACAACCGGTTTGTCTTCATCTTCGCCGGGATCTTCGCCCTCAAGACTGTCGAGCAGCGACACGAGGCTCTCGACGTCGGCGTCGCTGGCAAGCTTTGGCTTGAGTGCCGCAAGTAGTGCAGCCTTGCTCATCGGCCAGTTCGCACGCGTGAGCGCTGCGAGGATCGGGTTGAGCTCGGATTGCGCGTCGGCCGCCAGTTGCGGCTTCAGGTGCGCCAGCAGCGCGCCCTTGACGAGCGCGGCCTTGCGCGAGAGCGGACGTTTGCTCATGGTTAGAACCTCCAGTGCGGCGTCGCCGACGGCGACATCGGGGCCGGCACGGCCGGCGCGAACGAGGGCGACGTGATTGCCGCGGATGTCGCGCATCACGCCGTCGTAGGGCTCGCCCGCGTAGATGCCGGGCGTCATGTCGGCGCGGTAGTAGTACGCGGACGAAATCTCGCGGCGGGTGTCGTCCTCGATCCCGCCGATCGCCTTCGCGTCCCAGACGACGAGGCTGTTCTTCAGATAGGGCGCATCGAACACGGCATCTGTGCCGGTGCTGCCGACGACGATTTCCTTGCGCGGGACGGCGGCGGACACCTGCAGGTGCTCGTGCCCGGTCTCGTCGAACGCGTCGATCAGCGGAATGTGGTTGAAGCTCGGTGCGGCGCGGGTGAGCTCATCGGGATCGCGCAGCAGCCGGTAGATGCGCTCGGCGTCGAGGCCGAGCTCGTCGCCGTTCGGGATCTCGCGGCCGAGGTACGGGCAGACGTTGGCCTTGCTGATCGGCGTGATCGCGATATGCAGCCGTCCGTCCTGATCCCATGTGCGCACGGACGCACGGTCGAACGCGAGACAGGCGTTGGTAGGCATGGAATCCACTGGTGCGCGACCAGAGTTATCCGCAATCTTGGTACGCAAGTTTGGGGATAGCGTGTCGGGGGCGCACGGCGAACCCGGACGACCGACGGATTTGCCTTGACCGTGCGAGGGTTTAACCGATTTGCGCGAATGGACTGTCCCCGATATAAATTCACCGTGCCTGTTATTCCGTCATCTGTCGATCGGGGGCGAGACGTGCGTTCGTTGCGGACTGTGGTGTACCTGACGCTTGTTCTATTGACGAGTGGGACGATCCTTGGCTACGCGTATGCCCGAGACTGGATCGGTGTCGGCCTCGGTCTGCTCGGTGGTGCGTTGATGTGCGCAATCTTGACGATCTTCACGCTGCCTGATCATCAATCGTAGCGGCCGTCGTCGAGCGCGGGGATGATCGAGCGACTGATACACCGGCAGTTCGGCTCGCGCCCCGGCCATGTCCACGCGCCGTCCAGATACATGCCTTCGCTGATCGTGTAGCGCTTGCCGTCGGCTGCCAGATGAGATGCGCGCGGATGCCGCCCGCCGTGGCTGTGCAGCCAGATGGCCTCGGTGATGCCGAGCCCCTCCTGTCGCGCGCGCGTGATCGTCGCCGTCGCTTTACTGTTCTGGTCATGCGCGATGAACGCCGCGCGACGTTTGGTCAAGCCGTAACGTGCCTGCAAATCCTTTGTTAGCCCGCCGACGTTGCGCCCGGTCTGCACGCTGCGCATCACCAAACTCTGCACCTCGGCCAGATGCTGCGCGGCAATCGATTTGATCAGCGCGACGTTCTCGCCGATGGTGGCTTGCATCGCGTCGTTCGCCTCGCGTGACAACCGGAATTCGACCGCGAAGCCCGCGTCCTTCAGCTTGGCGCGAAACGCGTTGTCGGCGCAGCGCAGCGTCGAGTCGGCGAACGAACGCGCAAGTAGCGGGGCGGCGTCATCGAAGCGCCGCTGCCAGCGATGCGCGAGCCGGTTCATCAGATCGCGCAATGCCATCGCGGGGCTGGCGTCGGCGGCGAGTTCGGGCGTGTTCGCGCGATATCCTGCCTTCAACCAGTACACGAGACTCGCGTGCATCACGTCGACCAGCCGTTCGAGGCGGCGGCGATAGGTGAGGGCGACGCCTTCATTCGGCCGCACCGCCGGCAATGTCACCGGCTTGCCAGTGGGCGACACGAGGCCGCGCCGGCTCAACTGGCGCGTTGCCATTGCAGCTTCGTGCCTTCGCCGCCCACGTCGATGCTCTCGAGCGGCGGCATGGGCGGCTCGACCGCCAGATCGAGCGAGCCATACGGGCCGTCTTCTTGCGCGGCGAGCCGCACGCGGGCTTCGCGCGGCTCGATCACGCCCGCATTGATCAGGCCGATGTCGGTGTCGGCCTCGACCTTGCGCATGTTGGCAAGCTGTTCCTCGGACAACGTCCAGAGCGGCACGTAGCTGAAGTCGATGTCGGGATCGATCGCACCGAATAGCGACAACTGGATCAGGTGGATCAGGCGTGTGAGCGGCCCGGTGAACAGCGCCTCCTGCTGCGCCTCGATCCACGCGTAGAACGTGCGCAGCTCGCCCTCACTGGTGGCGTTCAGCCCGGACGGTGTGATGCCGAGCAGCACAATGAGCGGGATGCCGGTGACCGCCGCCATATGCTCCTGCGACTGCGCCTGCAAGCGGTCGAGACTGCCGAGCGGGGCGGAGACATTCGCAAAATCCTCGGTGTCGCGGTCGATCATCATCAGGTTGCGGTTGTCGCGCGCCTGGTTGAACAGCACCGCGCGCCGCAACATCTGTTCGGCGCCGCCTGCGTCGAGCACCGCCGCCAGATTGGTCTTGAGCACCATCGTTGAGAACGAGTGCAGCAAATCCGACACGCTTTGGCGCGTGCGCAGCCAGTTGTCGACGTAGGGCTTGGCGATCTGCGACAGCGATAGCCCACCGAACGCGTAGGCCGGTTTCAACAGATCCGGCAGCGGACGCGACACGAAGGTGAGCAGACGGCTCGCATGCACCTCACGGTTCATCACGTACCAGCTCTGCGGCCGATAAAAATCGTCGGCGAGCGGATTGGTCGAGTTGTAGAAGCCGGGGTAGGTCCACAGCGGCTCGATCACGCGCAGCCCACGCAAGGTGCCGCGCCCGACCTTGTTCGGCGATTCGACCAGCGGCGTCATCAGCTCGGCCGGATCGTCGTTGCCGACGTCGATGAAGATCTGCGAGCGCCCGAAGAAGCCGTCCTGTTCGGCCACCTTGCGAAATGCGGTCTGCGCGCCGAGGCGCAGCAGTTCGGCTTCAATGGCGGCCAGCTTGTCGCTCTTGTCCTCGTCGCCGGTGCCTTGCAGACGAATCCATTTGCGCGTCATCTCCTTGGCGAGAATCTCGGCCGGGCGGCGATACTCGGGGCGCTGCGTGAGCTCGGCGAGATACGGATAGCCGAGAAACCCCAAGCCTTCGGCGAACGCACTCTGCAACGCCCAGCGAAACGGTGCATCGGTGGCGGCATCGCATGCGAGCTTCGCGTCCTGCGCGATCACGCCCGGCGCGGGCTGCGGCAGCCGGTACGCGGGTACGCGCGGCACCGCCGCGCCGATCACGTCGAGCGCCGACGCGCGGATTTCTCGCTCATCACGCGCGGACGCGGGTGGTGCCGTCGCTGCGTTTCCGGCCGAATGGCGAGGCCAGAATGGCAACCGAAACATGCTGAAAAATTTTACGGGCGTAAGCGTTGTGAACCACTGCAAAATCCCAACCTGAACGCTTGTGGGATTACAAAGGATCACTCAACATAGGTTGCGAGACGGCGGACTCGGTGTCCAATGATCACGGCCTAAGCGCCGGATTTACACGCTATAAGAGAATGAAAATGGGACGTTCAATCGTTATTCATCTTCCGGATGCGGCACGTGACGTGCTAACGGACGCGGCGCCGTTCGGTATCGATCGCATCGATCAGGTGACCGCGAGACTGCGCCGCGAATATCCGGATGCGTTTCATTCGATGGATTCGCTACCAGAACGCGGATTCGCGCACGCGCCGAGTGGCGGCACTCCGCACCGCTGGTATGCCTACCAGAGCATCCCGCAGCCCCTCATCCCGAAAGGGAATAAATCATCTGACTAAACGGCGGCGAGCGCTGCGTCCGAAATCCGCATCGGCCGCCGCGCGATCAGCAGCGAGAACGCCCGCGACAGCGCATCGACCTGATCGTCATGCGTGCCGAACGGGAAGGTGCGCAGCTCGGCGACGAGCGCGGCATTCCAGTCGGCGCGCAGCATCAGCACATTGCCCGCGTTCACCTGCGCGGCGAACGGCTCGGCGCGCATGACCTTGTCGCCGGTCTCGGGCGAGGACACCACCCGATAGCCGGGCAGCTGTCGCGTCAGATACAGCACCTGCGTCTTGCCGGCCTGTCCCGGGTCCTGGGGCAAGCCGATTCGCACGCGCGAACTATCGACATCGGCGGTGGCCGCCAGCATCGCATCGCGCCTATCCGGTCCCCAGCGCCCGCGCGCCATGTCGCCGATCACGAAGCGGCCGTCCGGCAGACGCCCGAGTTTTGCGCCGGCTGTCCAGTCGCCGTCGCCCTCGATGCTCGCCAGATCCCAGCCGCGCACCCAATCGATGAAGCCGTCCGGCACGATGTCGACCGGTACCAGCTTCTCGGGCTTGAACAGATCGCCCTCGGGCGGCGTCGGCATCTGCTGATACAGCGACGCCCACGTCCTCGGGTTCGACTCGTACTGCGCCCAGTGCTTGCGGTCGAACCATTCGGGCCACAGATACTCGCCGCGTGCGCGGCCGAGCGGATCGGTATCGCTGTCGCAGCGCGCCTGCAAGCACAGCACTTCCCACGTATTGCCGTCGCGGCAGGCGATCAAGCCGCTTTCGCCGTTCCACGCTTCGGGCAGGATGCGACCGGCCAGATCGTCCTCGTGCCAGCGAGTGTTATGGGTGACAAGGCCATCTGCAATAAAGCATTCGGCATCCTCGACCTGGATGTCGTAGACGGGAGCGCGGCCAGCGGACTGGATGGAGCGGAGGCGTTGCAGACAGAAATCGCCGTGCTCCCGTTTGGGGCCCCACTGAACATCGGCGCGCACCGATTCGATCGGCCGGGGACTGTGGGGGGCCTTGATCAGCTTCGTGCCAACGTAGATGTTGGTGACGCGATAGCCAATGCCGCGTGCCAACTGGCGGATATCCGCGATCAGTTCTGGATTACTGAGCGCATGTACCCACCGATTTACGTTTGGCCCACGGCTGACAATGGCACCATCGGCAGCATTGAATCCACAAAGAAACGCAAGTCGAGTTGCTTCAGATTCGCTGAAAAGCCAAGTGGGAAGCCGCTTTGTTTTAGCTTTGCCACTCAGCCCATGTTGAAGGAACCATCGGCCCACATTTGCCCGATCGGTGCGTGCGTAGCCAAATTTTCCGACTTTGGGGCGAAAACCAAACAGCGATTCGAAAATTGTTAGAACACGTTCGTTTTCCTCGTCGCAGTTGGACATGGCAATGCAGGTGACATAGCCGCGCCGTGGATACGTGTGTCCCTTGTACCCTTTCTGTACCGTGTCGCGGACCGTTACCCACCCGTCGCCGAACATGAAGCCCAACAGCCAAGCTTCATAGATCGAGATGTGCTGTCCGTAGCCAGGTATGCGCGACAACGTGACGAGCTTGTCGCCGGGCTGGAGATTACCTGCACGCCGCCACTGCACGCCTTCATTGTTTGCAACGAGCAGGGGATGACGGGCATTGCAGCGGACCCGGCTGCTTCCCGTGCGCAATTCGAGCACGTCATCATCACCCTGATGACTCCATTTCAGCACTCGTCTGGCGACCACATGGCCGTCTTTCCAGGCAAGCACCTGATCGCCCGGCCGGATTTCACACAACGGCTTGCGTGTGCCGTCTGCCATTGTGACCGGCGTATCGCCCGTCATGCATTGAATCAGAATGATCCAGCCGCCCGGCGCGAGCCGGGTCTTGAGATCGTCCTCGTAGGCGTCGAACACCTTGTCGCGAATGACATCCGAGTCTGCCTGTTCACGTCCGCGCACCGGATCGTCCAGCACGATGCCGTCCGCCCGGTTACCAGTGACGCCCGACAGGATGCCGCTCGCGAGATACTCGCTGCCGTTGGAGAGCGCGAACGCGTGCGCGGCGTGCGAATCCGCCGTCAGTGAGGCGTGCCAGATACGCTCGTAGCGCTCCTGTCGCACGATTGAGCGCGTCTTGCGCCCCATGCGGCTTGCCAACGCGTCGCCATAGCTGGCTAGGATGATGCGCCGCTCGGGCGCCGC